CTGCAGCCCGGGGACCAGATACTGGTGGGCGCCGGATCCGTAAACGATTATCTGACCGAGACAAACAGGGGGATCTACACAGTATCCTCATATAACCCTGGAACGAAGACCGTGACTCTCTCCTCCAGTATTGGACACTCCCGAGTGAATGGAGACTACGTCGCACCCTATAACCGCACAATCAACTTTGAAACCGTAAGGAACCCTCCAGTTCAGTCATATACTCCTGGTTATTATCGGTTTGAAGGTGCGATGATCAGAAACAGCATAGGATGGGCGGAAACACAGAATATCCCTTTGGATGATGGTATCCTTGCAGATAAATGCACCATAATAGGGTCAGGAGTGTATGGAGGCCAGTACGGGCCACAAAGTATACAGAACTCTACGTTTTATAATTCTTCTGTGTATTGGTCACAGAATGTAATATTTAAGGATAATGTCTTTATACATAGAGAATCAGATTTTCATGGGTTTGTATCGTATACTGCGGGGTCATTGTTTGATGGGTGCTGGTTCCAGAATGCAAGGGCCGTAATTTTCAGGGGCGATGATTTAGGGCATGGTTTTAGTCAGCACAAGGGTTGTAAGGCCCGCAACCTTCAAAGCGGAGCTTATGGACATTTCCCTCATCGGATGATCTGTTACGACATGGATTTCGGATCATTCACTCCAGTAAATAGGTTACATTACCATAATCGGCTCTATAATTGCATCGCATCAACAGTAACGATCGATTATGCTGGGATTACACGGGAGGGGGCTCTGGAGTCCTTTAACCACAACCAGGTCGATGGAGCGTATAGGGCCTGGTACATGGGGGGTACCGTCCAATCACAATCCAGTGTCGTCCCCCCCGGGGGGTCCAGGGCGTACCAGTACACCCTAATAGATTCCAGGGGCCTTGTACGGCGCACCATGAACCTGGGATGGCTGGAGCCCGGTTCCTCGGTTTCTGTGGATGTGTGGATGATGAAGGATCGTACCATGACCTACGCCCCGAGGGTGTACCTCTTCGACTCTAACAGGGACCCATATCCTACTTTCGGGGATGATGGGAAGCTTGTGGAGGCGCAGCTCCCAGCAGAATCCGTAAATGAATGGAAGAAGCTCCACATTGAATACAAGAACACCGGGAATCGCCCTATCCCTGTTTCTCTCCGCTGCGAAGCCCGGAACAGTTCCGGCTTCATCTATGAATATGTGGAAGGAATTGATATAATCAAGATGAAGGAGGACTTGGAGGACTACCAGTCCAGGCTCCAGGCCGCAGAGTCCGAGATCGAGGACTTAACCCTTGATTTGGCGGATTGCAGGAGCATGCTGCGGGGCAAGAAGGGCGTGGCCTCCGTCGAGTTCATCGTGAGGAGGGAATAGACGATGCTATTATACACTAAGACCTTCGGGCAGGTGCTGGATATCCGAGCATATGAGGATGAAGCCAAAACCCAGCCCATCAACCTAACAGAGTATAAAGTCTACGTAGCCTCCAGCCTCGGGGGGATAAGCATGACCCACCCCGTCACGGTGGACCCTGAGGACTCCACCAGGGGGTACATGAGGATCCCTGAGGGCCTCCTCGAATCCCCCGGAACCCTGCACCTCCAGCTGGTCCTCGAGGCGGAGGGTACCCGGATGATGGGGGATATCGTGGAGATACCCGTGGAGCGCCATGTGAAGGTGGAAGGCGAGGGGCAGATGTAGTGATGGTGATATGATGGTTATGGAGAGGTTTATGAATGCGGTGGCCTCTGCATTGTCCCGTTTCGGTAGGGGGGGCTCCAGTAGGGTGTCCGATGATTGGCCCCACACCGCCTTCGGTTGGGGTGGGGGCCTCCGCTTCCAGTCCCTACAGGACTTCCTCAACTACTATAAGAAGGATGCGTTCACGATAGCCTACGGTCAAATGGACCCCCTCACATGTTACACCCTCGCCTATAGCAACCCCTGGATCACGGCGGTGGTGAATGCGATCACCCGCCCGATAGCTTCATCGAGGCCCTCTGCAGCACCATCCTCTGAGGGTGTTGATGTGGACCCTGTGGAGGAGGATTACATTGAGGGCCTCATCTCCAGGCCCAATGAGGGCATGGATTTTGGCTCCTTTATGGGGGCTGTTATGCGTGATCTCCTCATAACCGGGAATGCATTCATCGAGGTGGCCTATAACAATTTCGGGGTGCCTGGGAACCTTTATCACCACCCACCATACGTGATAAAGGTTGATGATGACGGCTACGTGCACAGGAACGGGTACCGGTTCAAGGAGGGCGAATTGGTCCACATACGACTACCCAACCCCTTCGACCCATATTGGGGGCTGAGTCCGCTCGTCTCCCTCGTAGCCTCCCTCATGCTCGACATGAACATCCTCATGAACAACCTCAAATACTTCAGTAACAGCCAGTTGAAGGGGATACTGAGTATCGACAAGTCCATAGATTATATGTCCGCTGAGAAGGAGGTTGAGAGGATCCAGCAGACCATCAAGAACATGAGGGAGACGGGTGATGAGGGCCACCTCGTGGCCTTCGGGGTCACATTCCAGAGCCTCGCATCCACCAATAAGGACATGATGACCCCTGAGGTGGAGAAAAGTATAAGGGATAAGATCCTCGCTGTCTACGGGGTCCCACCATCCAAGGTATGCCTCACTGAGACCAGCACGATGAGCGCTGGGGGTGGTGAGGCCCACGCTGAGACCATGAACGAGACCCTCACCTACTGGGCGAGCGCCGGCTTCATAGACCCCATAAACTCCACCATCACCAGGTGGGCGGGCCTCAAAACCGTTAAACTGAGCCTCCGGGGCCTAACCCATAAGGATGAGCTGGCGATGGCCCGTGTGCATAGGGAGTGGATAAGGTCATCCTTCGCAACCATCAACGAGGTCAGAGACGCTGAGGGACTACCACCCATAGACAGCCCCGTGGCCAATGAACCCCTACTACCCCTCAACGTGGCCCCTATGAGCCTATTCGAGGGGGGGCACCCCAAGTATGGCGATGACGCCCCCGGGGGCCCGGATGATGCAGAGACAGACCGGGAGAGCAATGCATATGATGAAGATGATGGTCATGTTGATGAGTTCATGAGGATCCTGATGAGGGAGGGTTTGATACGGTGACCGGCTACGTTGAGGTGAGGGAGGACCTCCTCAGGGGTCTCCTGAGGAATTACCTCAAAAGGCGGCACATCCATGAGAAGACTGAGACCGCCCCACCTAAGCCTAGGCCACTCCCAAGGCCCCTGAACGGGTACGCCGAGGACTACCTCGACGAGTTGGAGGATATGCTCGACTCCACCGTGAACACCGGGGAGTCCATGGTCCGGGCGGGGATGGGCTACGCCGCCAACCCTGAGGCATCAGTGGAATTGGCTTCATCCGCTGAGAGGAGGGCCCTCCAGGCGTTCCTGGTTGTGGCCCCAATCATCACGAGCGCATATATTAATGGGCGGCAGGCGGCCCTCAACATTGTCGGAGAGGTTGAGTATAGTCGCCCCGTGGAGAATGCGGCGATATCATTCATCCGTCAGTACAACTTTGACCTGATCAGCGGATTGAACAGTGATGTCAGGGAGGCTATCCGTGGGGCCCTGTGGAGGGGGGTTGCATCCGGGGCGAGCCATGATGAGGTCGCCGCATCCCTGGGGAGGATACCCGTCGACCCCCTACCAGTCTTTAATCGATCCACGGGTGAGCTTATGAGGATACTGCCCCCTGAGGAGAGGGCTAACATGATTGCGAGGACTGAGTTGATGCGGGCCTATAATCAGGGGATGGTCACGACCTTCCAGCAGTATGGGGTGCAGCTCTTTAACGTGGTGACGGCTGGTGATCCGTGCGAGGTTTGTGCGGATCTCCCTGAGGGTAACCCTTACCCCCTTGAGAATCTGCCACCCATACCGATACACCCGTACTGCCGGTGCACGTTTGAGCCGGCGGGGGAGCCCGGGGAGTTCCGTGATGTTGATGAGTTTTATGACATGGTCTCCGGGGAGTTTTACCCGGTTGAACCCTATGGAGGTGTTTAGTTGGATGACAAGGTGATGGAGGCCCCTGTACATGCAGGGGATATAAGTTTCTCTGTCCCCATCGTCGAGTCTTATGAGGATGGCGGCAGCATATACCTGGTTGGTTTGGCCTCTATAAGTGATGAGGAGAGTCTTAACGGTAATATGCTCACGGATAAGGCGGTGGAGCGTCTGAGGGAGACGTGTAAGGGGCTGCCGGGGTTCATTAATCATGACCCGGACCTCGTCTTCGGTAAGATCGTGGATGTTGCAGAGTCATCTCCTAATGAGTTCCGTCCAGTATTCGAGGTCCTACCCCCACATAGTAACCCGGAGGTTGCAGCTGCAAGGGAGAAGGTTCTCTACTGGCTCGAGAATGGTGTCCCTATCGGCCTCAGTATAGGGGGGCACCTCTCTGAGTGGAGACTCGTTGAGAATGAGGATGGCGGTTACACTGCCGTGGTGGATGATCTGACCCTACTTGAGGTGTCAGTGACGCCGATCCCAGCCCTCAGGAGCACCCAGGGAACAGTTGATAGGCTTAATATGAGCATATCCGCTGAGATAGCGGAGTCCCTACATATAACCGAGGCAGCATGGAGGCTCAACCAGGATGCGTACTCCAAGGCGGCAAGTTTAATAAGTAATGGCAAATATACAACCGATAAATGGAGTAAGCCAACATTAAGTGACTTTGGGGGCGACGTGAAGGAATATTCTAAGTATTGCCTCGCCTATGACCCCGGGGGCGACCCCGAGAATGCATCCACGTATGCATACCCCTACGGCAAGGAGGGTAAGGTCTACGTCAACGCACTTAAAGCGATTAAATCTGCGGCCGCAGGCGGTCGTGGTGCGGCGAAGAACGCCGAGATCTACGATGCAGCAGATAAGTTACTTGGCATGATAGATGAAAAGGAGGAATCCGTTATGGAGGATGAACTTAAGAATGTTCTCTCTGAGTTGAAGGAGACCGTTGACGCCATAGCCGAGAAGGTCCAGGGCGTCGAGGAGGCTGAAGCTAAAGTGGAGGAGCCACGCCTCACGGATGAGGAGAAAATCAGTGAGGCTGTGGATAGGATAGCTGGGGAGAGGATCCCACGGCTTGTTGAAGAGAAAGTAGAGGAGGCTATAAAGGGCCTCATAGAGGATGATGCAATCGTGGAGGCCCTATCCGGCAGGGTCCTCGAGTTCGCCCTACATGATAGGGTGACGAGGAGGCCCGTCGTCGAGGAGGCATCCAACTCTAAGGTTGAGGAGGATGCCGGGGAGGGTTATACAAGCCTTGAATTGATTAAAAGGGTACAGTAGGTGGTATTCATGGTAAACATGGAACGTGCTAAAGAGAAGTTAATGGATGAGGAAGTCCAGTTCTCATCAGTCCCCATAACTGAGAAGGCCATCTCATCAGAGGGGGCCAGTAATCTTGAGGAGTATGTGCGTGGAGTCGTCGGGGACTACCTGCAGGAGCAGACACAGTCAAGCAACTTCTTCCCTATAAGGCTCGATCCTAACATATATGACCCTGCATACCTGTATTACCAGACCCCCTACCTATCATTCCTTGAAGCTAAGGGTAGGAGGCAGAGGACTGATACGACCAAACTGCAGTACATACACCTCACTGAGGGCTTCACAGCGGAGTTCATCGAGGAGACAGGTAACACAACCAATGATGGTGTCGCATCAACACAGCTCAAATCAGCCACTATAAACGTAATGGCGATGAAGATCAGCCTATCCGACCTCATAGGTAAAGGGGCCTCTGCATCTGCAAGGGCCCAGCTCCTCGACTTTGCTCAGCTCGGCTTCAGGGAGTCACTCGAGAACGCCCTCATCAACGGGAATGGTCAGAATAACAAGCCCGTGGGTCTGCGTAAGACTGTTGTGGATTCTGGTCTGAAGATTGACCTGAACTCAGCCCCAATAACCCCTGAGGTTATAATGGACGCTGAGACATCCCTATTTGAGTCAAGGAAGGCTAGGGCCACCTTTATGCTCACATCACCATCCGTTGTGAACATACTCATAGATAAACTCCCTGAGACGTACCAGTACGTGATAAACTCGACGGGCCGTGGCTATGAGGTCGTCCCAGGGACAACCGTCCCAATGTTTAACACAAGCAACGGCCCAATACCCGTAATCCAGTCACCCTACATGTTGCAAGGCGGGACTAACAGTGACCTTATAATGGCTGACCACACATCCATATTCATCCATGACTTCATACCCCCATCCTACGTTGAGGCTGGCCGTGTTAAGCCCCTCGCAAGCGATGGCTGGTTAGTGAACGTCTTCATGACATACAATGTCCTCCCAACCAAGACCGCTATAATCCAGGGGATAGCACCACGACCATAACATTAAACATGGAGTGGGGGGCTTGAGCCCCCACATGATCCATTATTTGGAGGTTGAAATTGATGGCTAAGAAGAAGGATGAACCAGAAACAGTTACACTGCAGATTAAGAGGGAGAAGGGCAAGGCTGACATTGTCCGTGTCCCGGGCCTTGGCCTGGTCCACCTTGACGCTAACGGGGAGATCGTGGTGACCGTGGATGCGCAGATAGAGAAGGAGATCCGTGGAGCGTTCAAGGGGACAGATTATAGTGTGAAGAAGGTGTAAGTATTGGATGAGGGACTCCTAAGGGATTACTGCGAATACCGTGGCCTCCGCCTCGAGGACATCCCGGACAGCCTCATATCCACCATACTGGGGGGTATAGTCTCAGCCATTGAGTCATACACTGGCCGGGTTATAGGGGAGAGGAGGTTCACGGATCATTTCCCGCCGGGGGGCCCCAGATTCATCCTCAAACACTACCCAGTCCAGTCAATCCTTAAGGTCACGGTCGGCGGCGTGGAGGTGACGGATTACACTCTGAACGATTATTACGGCTACGTCGTCCTACCCGCATCTGATAAGGAAGTTGTCGTTGAGTACATCGCCGGGGATGAGGAAAACAAGAGCCTATACGAGTCCCTGATACTTGAGTCATTCTATGAGAGAATCTACGAGTACCGGCATGGCATGTACAAGGGCCTTAAGGCCGTCAGGGAAGGCGACGTCCAGTTAACATACTACTCAGGGGTGGGGTGGCTCCCACTCCACGTGCAGGAGCGTCTTGAGGGCCTCAAGAGGCCCATGGTGGGGGTGCTGCAGGGATGATCTTCTTCCCCAGGTACACCATCCGGCTCTACCGTTACAAGGATAAGGATACGTATGATACATATGATTCCCCTAACATGGGATATGAGGAGCTCGGCACATATAAGGGGGACGTGCAGCCGTACTCAGCCCCACTCGATGCATTCACGGGGTATGGTTTGACGGATAAGGGTCAGATGAAGGTGTACCTCCCGGGGGATGTTAGTGGGGACCTTGACCTCTGGGGGGACTGTTTCATAGTCGTGGAGGAAACCGGTGACCGGTACACTGTCACGAGCAAGCCACACTATTACAGTATACTCGATTACACACTTATCCTATGCGTCGCTGACTTGAAGGTTAGGGAGGGTCCCTGATGATCATATTCGACCTCAGATCGGAGCTTAGGCAGATCGGTGCAAGGTACAATATACCCCACGAGTTCCTTGATGAGGTGGGTGAACGCCTCATCGCCGCCCTGATACGTGAAGCCCCAGTGGGGGATTACCATAATGACCCCTACGTCTATCACGGCTATGCATCAGGGCCCCGCATGAGGGAATCCATAAGGGTCGAGCATGGCGTTAGAAGTGCTGACGTGGTTGCAGTGGATTACGCTGAGTATATCCCCATGGATGTGAGGGTCCTGCGCACTCTACGAGCCAACCGGTGGTGGAGGGGCTTCCTCATGAGGTACCCTGAATTTGAGAGGAAAACCGAGGGACCGCCAAGGACATACCTCGCCGATGATTATATTGGCCGTGCACTCCATGACACAAGCATCCTCGGAGTCTGGGCGGACGCTGCAAGTGAGACTATCCAGAGGGTTTATGGTGGCACCAGGACCCGTGGGGGTACAAGCGCCGCAGCCCCGCCGGATATACCTGATTATCATATAGGTATAGACCGCTTGAGGGAGCTTATAAGAGAGAGGCGTATGCGTCGAGAGCGTGGGGGTGATTAGTGGTGTATGAGCCACTCTATGCTATGAAGAAGCTCTTTGAGGGGAAGATCCGTATGGGGGGCCGTGTCGTCCCCGTCCACGTGGACTGGCACTTCCCCCAGGAGATCCCCAGCCTCTTCCTTACGGTGGAGCCAGGCCTCTATGAGGTCCATGATTACATCTACTACAAGGGGGGCCCCAGTGATGGGTACAGGACTAAGGCGGTGTTCCGCCCAGTCCCCCATACCACCCACATTGAGGGTTGGGGGCGGAGTCCCTCTGAGAGGGATGCCCTTTACAGTGCGGTCGTTGACCTGCTTTTTAAGGCTCAGAGGTGCCATTATATCCACTGTTCGAAGCTGAACCTTAAGGATATGAGTTGCAGTGACCTGGGCGGGGCCCAATGCAGAGCCGAGGACCTCTCATTTAACCCGGTCGAGGGCAAGTGCCCCTACGCCCTCCGCACGGGTGATGGGGCCCCCGTGTATGAGGATGTGCTCACGGCTCATAATATCTCCCGAGTCTTTCAGCAGACGAGCCCTAATATGGATGTGATCCCTGATAGGAAGCCACCGATCTATATATTCCGTAGTAAAGTTACGATGACATATTATGATGAGAGACCCTACAGGGTGGCTATGATTGAGGATTGGGTCCATGATGATAATGTAGAGTAGAGGTGAATGTTTATGGCTGATAAAAGAGAGGAGAATGTTAAGGACGCCCTCACAGTAGATGACCTGAAAAGGCTCGGCGACCCCATGGGAGTCGTCATAGCCGTCATCTCAGAGATGGGCCTCCTCAAGAAGTTTGAAGAAGAATCCTCCAAGGTATACGAGGCCAAGGAGCCCATAATAACCATGAAGGATTATGAGTTGGCCAAAAAGAGGGTTCTAAAAAAGGAGGTGTAGTGTGGTGATGCATTATGGTTGAATATCCACATTTCACGATCACTGAAGAAACAGGCCCATATTACCCATCAGGGTCCGGGGCCCAGCCCATAATCGCAATAGGGAAGACCCCCCTTGACCCAGAACCAACAAAGGTGTACAAGTTCGTGAACTATGAGCAGGCAGCGCTCCCCCATGGCAGCGGGGGGATAGGTGCAAGCGGCGACAACCCACTCCTGGACGGTATCAAGGCGATATTCGAGGAGGGCATGGCCGTTAACCCCGTTGATGGGGCCAGCGTAGGGGTTGTGTACGCTATAAACCTCGGCCAGACCCCCACACCCCAGAACATACTTAATGCGAGGGAGGCAACGCTGTCCATAGTGAAGGACCCCGCCATAGAGGTCTACTTTGGCATCACAGACGTCACAGTGATGAACAGTGTGGGCGCCGCGATCCAGCAGAATCGTAGTGCAGGGTTCTACAGGTTCGCATGGTTCTCACACAACCAGAATGCAACGATCGCAGACGTCTGCAAACTCACAGACAGTAATCAGCAGCAGTATGTGCGGAGCAGCTTCGTGGGGATAAAGTATGACCCCTCCACCCTCGGATATTATGTGGCTAAGGAGGCATGCACACCCTACTATATTACTCCGAGCTATGAGCCATACCGTGCCCTGACACTTGACATGATACAGGACCTCACTTACTCTGAGATTGATCAGCTGCTACGGGCCGGGATCGTCCCAGATTATGAGTACATGCTACCATTGGCGTCAAGTGGTAAGGTTAAACCCGTCCGTGCACTGGCAACGAGCTACGCTAAGACGTCCCCCCCTGCCGATGCTGCGAGGCATGTGCGTAGGAATGCGGATTACCAGTTCCGGCAGATTGACCTCCGACTGAATAGCGTAATCGGTATGAATGACTCAGAGTCTGACATTGAGACGATTAGGGAGATGCTTAACGCCTACCTTGAGGGTGAGAAGAACCTTAACCGCATCAAGGACTATAACATCAGTGTGTCGCTGACTGATCAGCCACACACCCTCTACGTTGTAAGGATGGTTAAGCCGGTCCGTGCTATCAAGTTTATAGTGGAGAAATCCATAATAAAGGTGTAGGGGTGATATAGTATGCCTAAAGAGTCATGTGTATCCGCATACACCCTCGCCGAGGTTAAAATCCCCGGCAAGGAGCCCATACTCTGTAAGGGGATTGAGATCACGGAGGAGGTTAAGTATGAACGCTCATACCACTCAGGTTCAAGGGACCCAAGGAGTATAAACCTCCAGACGAGGGAGGTTGAATTTGAGTTGAAGGAGCCCTTTGACCAGAAGGACCTTAACACACTCCTCAACGCGGGGCTCAACGGGGACTGCTTCAGCATAATCTGTCTCGGGTACAACGCTAAGGGCGCCCCTGAGGCCCTTGAGGTCCTTGAGGGTTGTGTGGTTACGAGTAGGACTAGGAGTATAGGGGATCATAAGGCCCCGGAGCTTAAGATTAAAGGCGTTGCCCTGAGGACAAGGTTCGTAAAGGCAACGCACTAATCAACCCCTTTATCCCCATTTTTTCGTGTGTGGGGGGGTGTGTGAGGTGATAGGTTATGGCTAGGAAAAGTAGGAAGAAAAAAGATGATGAGGATGCGGCCCTCAGTGAGGAGGATATCCGTGCAGCGGAGGAGCATGCTAAGAAGATGGTCGATGAGGTGGTTGTCCCCCAGAGGATTGAGGAGAGCATTGAGGCTAAGAGGGAGTTCGATGAACTGATATCCACTGAGGAGGAGCTTCTTGATTTCTTCTCAGAGGACCGGTTCCAGATACAGTTAGAGTACCGTGGCCGGGTCTTTGATTTCAAGGCGAGGCCCCTCACGAGTGTCAAGGACCTTGATCTCTTCAACTTCGACCTCACGATCTACTCCGAACTCGAGGGGGATGACCAGAAGGTCATGCAGAGGGTCATCCAGGGGGAGGAGCTCAGCCCTGAACAGAAGAAGAGGTATGATGAGTTGATGCAGAAGTATGGGGAGGAGTTCGCCGTTAACACCCTGGAGACGATGGATAAGATCCTCGCCAACTTCGTGACACCCCCCGACTTCGATGGGGACATTAAGAAGAGGGAAGAGTTCTGGAGTAAGGTTGATTTCGTCTTCAAGACCGTCCTCCTCGGCGAGGTGCAGAAGCGCATCGGGTTGACTGATGACGCCGAGGTGCGCTTATTTCAGGCTCGCTGAGAGCGTTGAGGGCCACATAATAGCCCGCATCTGCGAGACGCTGCATATGAGGCCGAGTGAGGTCCTCAGAAATAAGTATGACCCTGATATAAGGTTCCTCTGGAGGAGGTACTGGTTTGAGTACAAGTCTCGTCTGGAGGAGTATGAGAGGATAGAGTCCATGGTGGAGGATTAAGGGTTGCCGACTAACTTTGTTAACGTTATAGTCCGCCTCACGGCAGTTGATTCCGGTGTGGCCAGCCGGATGCAGAACATCACACACTCCGTTAGGAGCGTTGAGGGTAGCCTGAACCGTGCGGATGGTGCCTCCCGGCGTATGTTCGGGGCGATGAATGCGAGTATGGCGATAGGGGCGGCCCGTGCGAGGGAGTTCCGTGAGGAGATGATGAACGCGGGGGCCGGCTTCTTCGCAACTCTCGCGGCGGTTGGTATCTTCGGCCTCGGGTTCCTCACAGCATCCTTGCAGGCGGCTGCGAATACGCAGAAGGAGTGGAGCCTCCTCGCTGCCAGCATGGGTTACACGGCTGATAAGGTAGGCATGCTTAGAGTTCATTATGGTAAGGCCATGATGGACATCCAGAAGCAGACAGGGCTGAGTATTGGTCAGGTTAGGGACATGTGGACCCAGTTCAAGGTCCGTATCAGTGACATGTCCTTTAAGGAGTTCAAGGACAAGTGGTCTAAGCTCATAGCGGGCTTATCCATCATGGAGCACGTCCCTGCCTCTGCAGCGGCTAACAAGCTCGCCTTGGCCCTGTCCGGGGCCCCTATGGGTCTCAGGCGCTTAGCCCCTGATATTGAGAAGTATGTGAGCTTCTCCGCATGGCGTAAGATGTCCATTGAGCAGAGGAAGGAGGTCCTGTATCAAATCCTTATGATGAAGGGGTACGCTAAGGCCGCTGAGAACTTTGCCGAGACCGTTGAGGGTAAACTTAACATCATTAACGCCACTGTGAGGGCTTTTATGGCTGATGTGGGCTTCATGATCATTGATGGCATTGACCCCATCCTTAACGCCCTCGAGAAGTTCGGGGAATGGTTCAGGACCCTCCCCAAGGATGTCCGGTCCACCCTCGCATCCAGTGCAGTGTTTATAACCTTCACGTCTCTCGTGGTTTCAGCGTTTGGGTTGATGGGTATAGGTGTGACCCAGTTCATCGAGTTCCTCCGCCTCATACCAATCGTCTGCGGCCCCGTGAACGCAGCCATGGCCTTATTCGACGCCCAGGTGGCTGCGACTGCTGTTGATGAGGAGGCCGCCGCAGTGGCAGCCCAGGGGTATGCCGCTGCACAGGGAGAGGCGGCCGCCGCCACCAGGGCCGCAGCGGTGTCCACGGCTGAGGCCGCAGCTGTTCTGTCAAGGTATAACCCGGCTATTGTCGCCACAACCCTTAACCTTCAGGAGCTTGCTGGGGCTAACCTTTTAGCCGCGGAGACCATGCAGGCCCTGAATGCATCCGCCATGATGTCTACTGTGACGCCGGGGACTGCGGCTGCTGCGGCCGCCGCTGCTGAGGCTGGCGCTGCGGGTAGGGGTGCTGCTGTGATGGCTGGTGTGGCAGAGGCTGGTGGCGCTGCTGCTAGTGGTGGTTTCTTCGCCGGCTTGATGGCGGGGGTCCGGCATTATGGTGGCCGTTTCATATCCTCCCTTAGGACTCTCTTCACAGCCCCCGGTAGGATTGTGAGTGGCGTTATTGGTAGGATGGGCTCATCCATGGGGGGTATTGCTACTTCCTTGTTCACGGCTCTCACTTCACCTCTTGGGGTTCTGTTATTGATTGTTGGGGCTCTTGCGACTATTGTAACGATTTCTGGTAAGTGGGGGGATGTCCTTGAGAGTGTGGGGGGGTTCCTTCGTGGTCTCTGGAATGAGACCATAGGGCAGATAGGCCGTGCTGTGGCCCCGATGAATGACCTTAAGAATGCGAGTGATGGGGTTAAGGAGGCTTTCGCGGGGGTCTATGAGGCTATTAAGGCGGTGGCTGGCTTCATCGGGTGGGTGTTTACTGGGGCCCTCGGGGTGGTCTTCCGCATCATCGCAACCTACCTTTCGTGGTTGATGTCGGCTGTGGATAATATCATGGCCGGTAAGGGGGCCTTCCAGGACTGGGTCCTCGCCATCACAAACCCGTTCAGCTGGATTATATGGCTCCTCACGAGGGCCAAGCTCATCACCGCCGAGTTTAAGAAGCAGTGGGAGGCCTTCGCAAAGTCCCCTGAGGGTAGAAGGATACTCATGACCATCCGGAACCTGCAGATCGCCATCGGGGAGCTCTTCAATGAGATAAGGGCGATAATTTATGGTGTCGACCCCGACAAGTATGTTAAGAGTGCTAACACTGCGGCGGGGGTTGCTGGTTATGTCCGCACCATTATCGGGGGTATTGCATTCATATTGAAGTACCTTGTGATCCCGGCCCTTGTGGGGGTCATCTACTACCTTAAGGCCATTAAACCGGTTGTCATAGCCGTGAAGGCGGTCTTTGATGCTTTGGCGTGGCTTATAGGCCGTATCGTTGACTTGATGGAGATCATCTGGACGTTCTTCACGAAGGGCCCCATAGCTGCGATGGAGCTCGCTGTGAATAAGGTGGCCCGTGGCCTTGGCCTTGGCTCCCAGCATATGAGGAATATGGGTGCGGATGCGAAGGCCACGGCTGAGGCCCTACGCCTGGCTGAGGAGAGACGCCGCAGGCTCCTCGAGAAGAAAACCAGGGCCCTCCTCCCCCATGATCGTGCATATGAGTCCGCTGTGACCTCTGAGCTGTATGGTAGGGAGGCTAAGGTGTCCCGTGCTAAGCTGATGCTCCTCTACCAGGCTAATGTGGGGGGTCTGCGTTCACTTGAGGCTGAGAGGCTCCGCCTTATAGGTGAGAGGGATAAGGCTATCCGTGCGGGCCGTTATGAGCGTGCGGCTGTGGCTGAGAGGAAGGCCCGTAATATCTATAATCAGGAGAGGAAGGTGATCATCCAGAAGGGGGCCATCCAGATCAACGCGGAGGGCATGAGTCAGAAGCAGGTGGAGACGGCCATGTATAATGTCCTTCAGAAGATTAGTAGGAGTGGAGGTTAGCGGATGGATAACTCTGAGAAGCTGCTCAGGGCAATCTTCGGGACAACGGACTTTATAGGTAAGGGTCTGATAGATAAGGGTGGAGGTGATGTTAAAAAATTATATGATGCCTTCGCATTCGCTGGCGAGGCCCTCAGGGATGGTGGTGACCCCGAGTGGGTTAAGAAGAAGCTCCTATCGGATGTTACGAATATAACGGGGCTCCCAGTGGACGACCTCTACCCCCTCCTTGAGAATGCATGGAACTTCATGGTCTCCACGATCAGTAAACTCACCCAGAAGCCTAAAGATCCTTGCCCATTCGATAAGGGGAACGTTAAGATCGATAACCTCTACTTCTATGCTGAGGATATAGACTTTGATCCCCCATACCGTAAACAGGTCGCTGAGGAGGTGAAGATCGAGGGGGGCCTCCCAAGGCACTACTTCAAGGGCTACGAGTTAAGGAAGGTTACATTCACGACGAAGGTAATGTGCCCGCCCACTGAGATCTATAAGAAGATAGCGGCCCTCCAGAACAAGGTCTGCTCATTCTCATCAACCTTCACCGGGGCCTTCAACTGCATAGTCTCATATAAGGTTAAATTCCCCTCCGGGACCGCTAATTATGCTGAAATCGAGTTTGAGGTGACCGAGACAACATCCCCACTACCAAAAGGGGACGGGAAGGGGTGATCCAGGATTCCAGGCCAGAATAACAGTCAGGGAGGAAATGCAGGGGCCAGTGCTAGGAAGACCCCGAAGAGCCTTGACATACCATCCGGGGCCCGCTGCATCGTCACGGTGGACGTTTTCCCTAACCGTCGTCTCCGCATACTCCCCAAGCTCCTCGGTGAGGGGTTCTACCCGGAGGCTGAGGACCAGCTCGTGGAGGAACAGGAGGCCAAGGTTAAAGAGAAAGCTAGTGCTAAGGCCAAGCAGGACGCCGCCGGTGACGGCTCACAACCAGGGGGTCAAGACTCCCAGTCCGAGCCGAAGAAGGCCCCTGATGAGAAGTTGTACATCAACTATAATGCCTCTGAGTATAAGAAGCCACCCATCCGCATCACCACTAACATGTCATCATTCCACTGGGAGCTGGACACTGAGAACTGTGACCACAAGGGGAAGGTGACGTTCTTCCACACCAAGGAGGTCAGGGATCACCTCAAAATGTACAGTGAGATCAGGGTCTACGTGCACTGGGTCGACGTGGATGGTAAGGTGGTTGCTGGGGCGACCCCCCCAGCGCCTAAGGATGTTGATAATGCTAAGGCCTCTAAGCCCGCCTTCAGGGGCTTCATAAATAACATAATTTACACCCCGAAGGAGATCGAGTGCGACCTCGTAGCATACGGCGTACTCCTTAAACAGTCTCCTGAGGGCTCATTCACAGATAAGGAACGATCATACATTATCAGGAAGCTCGCCGAGGCATGTGGCTTGAACGCCGACGTCAGCATCCCCAAGGACTGTGACGATAAAACATCCTTCTCCCTGACCACCGCCTCTGCAGCCCCCACAGATCCTACGGCTGCTGGGGCGGCAGGGACCAGTGGTGCAGCGGGTCCGGCCGGGACAAACCCTAACATCAACCAGACCAACAACGCCGCCCAGATCCAGGGCCAATACGTGACCGCCGTGGGGAAACCATCATGCGGCTATTGTACGAGCTACAAGTACACCACCTACAAGTCCACATTCGTGAACTACTGTCCAATATGCGGCGCTAACAATACACTCTACTTTAACACTGGCAAACGTGGCAAGCAGGACTCCCCTGAGGGCCAGCTGAGCTGTAGCAAATGTGACGCTGACCTCTGCATAGTCTGCGGGTCAGAGAAGATTAAACCGAAGAGGGGGACACTCACAAGGGTATCCGGCCCAGTGGAGACAAACGAGCCCCTCGGAGTATCAGGGGCACCAGCCGCTGGGGGGATGCAGCCCACGGATGGCTCACAAACCCCTCAGACTGCATGGGAGGCTATCCAGTCCCTCTGCAAGGATTCAGGGTGCCTCATCTACCCGATCATGAGGGGGGATACGGTATACGTGCATGCAGTCCCAGATAACCCTACAGCGGATTACACCTTCAAGTGGGGCCGTGATTTCATTGAGGACTCCCTTAAGGTGGATGAGAGGAACCCCCTCGTCTCGGATACTGTGATGGTGGTCTATGGCGATAAGACCAACCCCGAAGTCTATATACTTGATGGGGCCGGGGCTAAGTCGGCTTCAACACTATTGAAGAGTAAGGCGGATGACTCAGAGGGGCTTACCCGGGATGCTAAGGCAAAGGTTAGTAAGACCATCAATAACCCGGCTAATCTGATGAATCTGACAGCCCCGTCGAATATGGATGGCGTGGACACAGTAGCTGATTTCAGGTTGATCAATGACTTGCAGAGGCCCATAACCAATGGGACGACTGATAGGTATAAGTTGAAGGATGCTGATAAGCCGGAGTCGGTGATTAAGTCGGAGGTGAACCAGGCCCTCTCTGGGAAGAAGAAGGGGGGCGTGTACAGTGACACTCATGTATATATAAAGTCGGGTAAGGTATACACTTACAGTTTACATACTGGTAGTGACTTTGAGAGGAAGAACGCTTACGTGGTGGTGGCATCAGAGGTGAAGGACAAGAAGGAGGCCAAGAAGAAGGCCGTGCAGGAGCTCTGGAGGATGCTCTCAGAATCAGGGTGGGAATCAACCTTTGAGGTAGTCTACAACCCTGAGATGCAGCCCGGCGTATGGGTGGACGTGGACTTCGGCTACGTGTACCCGCCGGGCAGATACTACATGGAGACCGTAAGCATTAACGGGGGTGCAGATACGGCCCCAAAGGCCACCATAACATTACTTGACATTCAGAAGCTCTCAGAATCCAAGGATGATGGCGGCACTACACCGGCGGGCAACATTGACAGTATAGGGCAGCAGGCGGCCCGCTTCGGATATGAGAGGCATCGTTGCAGTAATGCGCAGTGCCTCGTCCAGCGGGGTAAGGGGGACTGCTGGGCCCTGAGCGAGTGGCTCTATCAACAGCTCACAGCTGCTGGGATCCGTGCGAGGGTCGTGGAGTACCCCACCGGCGCCTCCCCTGTGCATCGGACCGTGCAGATCTACCAGAATGGTGCATGGGTTGATTTCCCATACGCCAAGTATGGCATAGACCCCATGTTCCATCCGACCGCTGGTGCAGCTAATGGTAAGGTTTTAATGGGGGGATAGATGGTTATGCCTACGATTAAGCAGTTGAGGAAGGCGCTCAGGGCTGCGGTCTCCGATTCCCTGTCCGGCCCTAGGCAGGCCCACCTTGATGAGGTGGATACTCGTGTGAGGCTTGGGGTTGCGGTGAAGTTTTATCCGGAGAGCCATGTCTACCTCGTGGTCCCCTGGGAGGATTACCCGTACTTTGTGGGGGGCGGACCTGCGAGGATGTTTCGTTGCCGCTCCATGGAGCCCCTTATATCTGAGGAGGGGAAGTTCCTCGCAGTCCCCCCGGGGGTGGAGGCTCCTGATGGTGGCGTGGAGTTGGATGATTACCTCCCCTGCGTCTTTGTGGAGTTGAATGGTGTCGGGGGGGATATGGGCTTTCTTGTCTTGGGCTTCCTGCATATGCCTGGTGACCGGGAGCTTGGCTTTAAGGAGGGTGAGGTCCTTGTCCGGATGGGCTCCACCTACCTCCGGGTTAGGGATGGTTTTGCATCCATATCAACACCCTTCTGTAGGGTGGGTGTGACTGATGATGTGGTGGACCTTTCGAGTGGCTTGGAGGTGACTGGTGAGGGCCTCCGGGCTGATGTCTCTGTCACCGTCTCAGGGGAGGGGGTCTCCATCAACTCCGGATCTGCAAGCATCACCCTCAAGGATGATAATGTTAAGATAACTTGCAAGGATTTAATCATTAATGGTGTTAAGTATGAAGATAATGGAGGGGAGGGTTGAGGATTATGGGTCACCCTGACTGGAAGCTCGTGAATGTTATGCCTAATGTATATGACAGGGCCCATACTGGGCATGATCTCGTGAAAGTTGAGGACAAGGACAGCCTCTTCAACTCCATCATCATCCGACTCATGACGGTGTACAAGGAGATAGAGCACACAGTCTACAGGGACTACGGGAACTATGCATGGGCATACCTCAGCACAAACATAACCCCAGAGAACATTGAGGGGGTCAAGGACTACACCGCCGATGCATTGAAATCGATAACCAGGGTGAAGTCCCTGGAGCTTATAGATGCAGAGGAGGGCCTCGGACCACACACCATCACATGCAACTTCACCGTGAGGAGTGCGGACTACCATCTAATAGAGGGGGTTGATTTCTATGGCTGAATTCTACCCCGTCAATATAACATTGAAGACCTGGGATGATGTGCTCCATGATTTGATCGTGGAGGCCCAGAGGAGGGGCCTAATTGATCCATCAATAGACCCCTATGAGGTGGTAGGGAACCAGAAGTACGTTGACAACCTCCTCATCCTCGATTATGCAGTCTTCAGTAAGGCCATATCCGATGTTTATCAGGCCATCGGCGAAGTCTACAACTCAATGAGGCTACGGACAGCCACCGGGGGGGATCTTGACAATATAGGGCAACTATTCATCCCCCGCTACCCGCCGCAGAGGGCCGTCGGGGTCCTCCGTGTCGGATGGGATGAGGCGCTCCCAGAACCAATAACCATACCTATGGGGACACGGTTCACGAGTGAGCACCGTGACCTCATATTCACTGCGAGGAGTGATGTAATGGTCCCCGCCGGGGCGAGGACTGCTGAGATTTCCATCATAGGGGATGACACCGGGGCACAGTACAACGTCCCAGCAGGGTACATCACAAACTGCATCGACTATTACACCTTTGATGATATCTACAACCCGGATGCCACATATGGGGGGTATGATGGGGAGTCGGACGATTCATACCGTGAGCGCCTCATGAACTGGAAACAGATCCTCAACCGTGGAACGATTGGAGCCTATAGGGACCTACTCGAAGGCCTCAAAGAGGTCCGAGGATACCATATCGAGCCATGGTGGGATGGGGCCGGGACAGTCCTCATAACCATCGACCCCCCAGTCGATGAGATCATAGAGGACGTGGACGCCCTCATCCAGGGAGTGCGTGCAGCAGACGAGAGGGTCGTCGTCGAAGCAGTGAAACCAGTGGATATAGACTTAACGATCAAGGTCCAGGTTGACCCAGAGTACCCCGAACACGTCGACCCAGCTGCCCTCATTAAACGTATAGAGGACCTCATGGAGGTCTACGTGGACGGCGGGGAACTCCCAGATGGGAAGTACTGGGAGGGCCTCCGGATAGGGGATGACTTCGTACCATTCCGGGCCGCTGCATTCCTCAGCCGCTACGTCCCAGAAGCGTCTAATCTGCAGTTCAAGTACCCATCTGATAGGGTTGTTATAAAGGCGGATGAGAGGGTGACAACCGATAGGGTCATAGTGGAGGTAGAATGATGCCCACCCCCAATGATGTGATCAGGGCCGAGAAACTCTACCCCTCAATACTACGCCGGGTCCTACGCCTATACCCCCGCTTCCTTGACAGGAGCAAGGACAGTGTGAACTATAGGCACATAGCCACCATGACCTCCCCCCTGAGGCACATCGAGACACAGATTTGCCTCCTACGCCACCTCCTCAGCCTCGAGAGGCCCATAATGATCTGGAGGTCCCAGAGCGAACCCGGCGTCTACACCATCCACTTTAGGGTGAAGTTGGAGGACATCCGATCCGTCGAGATCTACATGGAGGCAGAGGGGGATGGTGAGGACATACTATTATACACGACTGGGGACCTCCTACCCGGCGAGAACACATTCGCCTACGAGTACGTGGGCACTACCAGGGAGATAATACCCACTGAACGATTCTACGTGCAGGTCAGGACATGGAGGGGGGTCTACCTCGCCAAGGGGTTCCCAGAAAACGATACACCCCAGGGGGACATCTATGACCACGACCGTGCCTTGGATGTTATCGGTGAGTGGCTCGGCGTGGGGAGACACGTCTACGACAACATCCTCTCAGAGGATGAACTCCCACACACAACCCCCCCATACAATGCCAGCCGCACAGAATGGGACTACACCTACAAGGAGAGGATAAAAGAGTACATGGAACTCCTCCAGGGGGGGGGATTCCTGGACGCCGAGATCTACCGCATATTCAGGATAGGGGTCACAGCGGAGGGGGGATGGCGCTACTGTGCATTCCAGGATGAGGATGAGCCACAGGACGAGAAGTACATGGAGGACGACTACTTCGGTTACAACACGATCTGGGTGCATGGGGACCGTGATGACATCCCAAGGAACATATACCTCGCCCCCCCTGAGGTCCTGGAGGCCGTCCTCACCCGTGCGGCGACAGCAGGTAAGGACGTCCTCTTCGAGGTGATAAGTGACCGTGAAAAACTTTACAGCACCCCCATCATCTCAGACTCCATCGACATCTACAGCCATAAAGGGCCCCGTAGGTTCACCATCACCGATATGATCGAGATGCAGGCCACTGGGGGGCCATCAGCGGGCGTCACCGGGCTAAGTGAACGCATAGGTGCCAGCCCCACTGGTAGAGTCCGTGACGATGCAGGGGTCCTTGAACGCATCGGTGGGGCTACCACATCCAATATCTGGGGTGTGGGGGGGGTCCATGAGCGCATGGTACACACTGCAACCACTCATAGTCTCGGCGGCGAGTCCCTACTCCTCACAGACAGTATGGCAGAGGAGGTCCTTAACATCCTCCTCGACCTCATGAGGATGAACATGTCTGTAGGGGAGTCCCTGGCCCCTTCAGTCACGACGCCGATCGGGGACTCATCAGTGGCCATAGAGAAGATCCAGGCCCTCCCCAACGTCCCCATCCGTGCAGTGGGGGGTGTTTCAGAGGCGCTATCATCCTCAACCTCTGCATCAATGGGGGCCTTAGGGGATGTGATAGGTGAGAGGGTGGCCCCCAGTGGGTCATGGAGCCCCGTGGCGGTTGGGGCCGTCGATGAGATGATAGTCGGATCCTATGATGCCACGATAAAGTCGGCGGATTCGCAGTCAGAATGGGGCGCCCTAACACTCGGTGGGAATGCCACGACAACGAGTGACGGTAAACTGACAGTATCCATCAATCCCGTCGAGTATGATGCATACAGAACGGGCTCCAATGCATTCAGTGACGGGAGTGGGGATGTCTCATGGGTTAACCCAGGCTATGCGAGGGCACATGATGGTAACTTCGCAAGGGCGGACACGAGCACAAGCAGACGAACCACTGACCGCCTCGTGGTGAATGGTTTCGGATTCAGCGTCCCCACCAACTCCCGGGTGATGCAGGTCCAGTTAGCCATAAGCAAGAAGCAGTCTGGTACTGTTGACCTCCATGACAACGGTGTGAGGCTCTACAGGGGCCCCAACGATTACAGCCCCGATAACAAGGCAAAACCTGATGCATGGCCACAGACCAACACAACATACTATTATGGTAGCGGCTATGATACGTGGGGCTTCACCCCATCCCAGTTAACCCCAGCCGTGGTGAACAGCAGTAGCTTCGGAGCCTACATATCAGCATACAACGCATCATCATATGCTTCGTCAGCATACGTTGACAGTATAAGGATGGGTGTCTGGTGGAGGCGTGCAGCGACCGGGACAGCCTCATACACCTTC